AAAATCGAAGAGGGTATAGCAGGTTTAAAACGTAGACAAGACTTATGGTTAAGGAAACGACAGGAAGACATTGAATCGTTGGCGCTGCAATGGTCTGAATTAAATCAATTAGATATAATAACAGAACTACAGTCACACAAAGACCTAACTGCGTATAATCAAAAGCGTAAAACAATTGACGAACTTAATAAACTTATTGCTCGGTGCGTTGCCGACGAAGCAAAAGAAACTAAACAATGTGAAAAACTTAAAAAAGAAATTGCAGATTTAGAAGATCATAAGTGTTATGCCTGTGGACAAGAGCTCCACGACAGCAAACATGAAGAAGTTTTAGATTCTAAAAAGAAAGCACTGCAAGAAGCAGCACTACAGGCATTGTCTACTAACACTCAGTACATAGAAAATACTGATGCACTTACGGCGTTAGGAGAACTTGGTCTTCAACCTACAGTGTTTTATAGTCGAGAAGAAGATGCTATCAATCATAGAAATACAATTCAAAATCTTGAACAGCAGATAACTGCTAGAGAATCTGACGAAGATCCCTATCAAGAACAAATTGACGAGCTAAGTGAGACTGCCCTACAAGAAATTCTTTGGGATAAAGTAAATGACTTGAATAATCTTAAAGAGCATCAAGAATTTCTACTAAAGTTGCTGACCAGTAAAGATAGTTTTATTCGTAAAAAGATTATTGATCAAAACTTAGCCTACTTAAACAATAGACTAACATTCTATCTTGACAAGATGGGCTTGCCACATAGTGTAACGTTCTTAAATGATCTCACTGTGGAAATTACGCAGCTTGGACAAGATTTAGACTTTGATAACTTGTCTAGAGGTGAACGCAACAGACTTATCCTAGGATTAAGCTGGAGTTTCCGCGATGTATGGGAAAGTTTGTATCAGAATATTAACCTGCTGTTCATTGACGAGCTCATAGACAACGGGCTAGATGCCAGCGGTGTTGAAAGTGCTCTGGCAGTATTAAAGAAAATGGCACGTGAACGCAACAAAAACATATATTTGATCAGTCACAAAGACGAATTGATTGGCAGAGTAAACAACGTTCTTAAAGTGATTAAAGAAAACGGCTTTACCAGCTACGAGCATGATCTTGAAGTAACAGATGAGCAGTAAGCATGACGACATTATGAGTGCGGTTCGAACATACTTCGAAGCAAATCAAAAGTGGGAAGTAGAGAGGACCAAGCGGTCTTCTATACAGCTACGGCAAAGTCTAAGTAGGATTAGAGAATTATGTTCAGATCAACGTGTAATTGTACGTGAATGGGCAAGGATTAAAGAGGCAGAACTAGCAGAAAGAGAAGCAAATCGGCAAGCTCAGAAGAGACAGCAAGCAGAGGACAGTGATGATAACTAATTGCCATGACATGGTATTTCCAAAATGAAATTATTGAATCGCTGCCCGAGGATTGTGTTGGATTTGTGTATCTGATTACAAATAATATCACAGGCAGAAAATACATAGGCAAAAAATTAGCCAAATTTGCAAAGACCACATATAAAACAGTAAAATTAAAAAACGGTAATAAAAAGAAAAAGAAGATTAGATCTAAGATTGATTCTGATTGGCGCGATTACTACGGGTCAAATCTAGAATTAAGCAAAGACGTAGACACACTAGGCAGAGAAAATTTCAAACGAGAAATAATGTTTTACTGTAAAAGTAAATCAGAATGTTCTTACATAGAGGCCAGAGAACAATTTACACATAAAGTTCTAGAATCACGCGATTACTATAACGGACAAATTTCAGTCCGTGTACATGGCTCACACATATTAAAATCATAGGCTCCTAAGCGGTATAAGCAAGCACAAGCTAAAGTCGTGTGCCCACGCCAACTCGATAATAAGAGGGACGGAAATCTCTAGCCGCCAGAGTACTCAATCACTACCCGAAAGGATGATGATAGCAAAGCCCTTGCTGTTTGATTGTTTTAGAAGTAATAGGCGAAATGAGGGTGAGAAACCCACGTTTGCTGGCATGTTAGCGTATGCAAGTAGACCGCCGTCGTGATAAAGACTGAGCTCGAGGTACCGGACGACCGCCTCTGTAATGCTCTAACGCTAGGTGACATAAGTGCAACTCAGATAATGTCCATTTCTTTGCCCGGTCAGGGCAAAGTGTGACTGAACAATCTAGATAATATCTTAAGTGCTTCGCACAATTACTTCTAGATAAATGCATTGAGCCTAGCGAAATGCAAGTGAGCGTGAGCTCACTTTTAATAAATAAACTATAATCCACTATTCCTATGAAAATTAAAGACATTATCTTAGAAGCACCCGCAAACTATAATAGCACTGCCTATAACAATTCTCCATTATGGAATAATGTAGGTCCAAGTTCTAAAAGTCCTAATGGGTCTGTTATTCCTGTTGCCGCTAGTGGTGGTAGTACAGCACCTGCTGCAACATCAACTGCACGAACTCCAAAAACTGGTTCTGACAAAGCCATGCAAAGTGGTAGAATTGTTCTTAAAAGAGTTGATCGATTCTTAGCTAAGGGAAGATATGCCCCCTACATTAAATCTAAGAGTCTGACTATTAGAAACGGTGCGAGACTCTTACGGCTTTGGACACTTATGGGATTTGTTAATCTAATAGATGACTACTACGATAAGAAGTCTGCTCTAGCTATTATGAGAGAGTTGCCTCCAACAGATGAAGACCACATGTCTGAAGAAGATTATACTAAAGGCTCAAGATTAGCACTGGAAGCATTAGCAGTGAGTATAGTAGCAACTCAGGGATTTGTAAGACTCCTACAGATGCTTAAAATAGGCAAGTGGTTAGTGACCTTAGCCGGGGCATTTGGCAGTGCAGCATCATTTGGCACTGGTCTTGTTTTATTTGTAGCATCAGAACTTGCTATGCGTAAATTTACAGATTGGTTAATGACCGACACTGGCCGACAGGCTGTATCTTGGGTAGTAGCTTGGTGTGTTGATCCCATTGCCGGTGATCTTTTTGGATTTATAGAACCGTTTACTGGAAAAATTGGGGAGCTAATTGGTTGGGCAAAAAAATCAAACCCTAATCCAGATAGTAAAAAACCAGATGATAAGAAAACAGACCCCAATCAAGCGGCACAGCCCACGCCTCAGGGACAAACAGATACAACTATACCTACAGCCAATGTACCGCCAAGTTATGTAGGCAACCCCAATGATCTAATGAAACGTGATGCGCCAAAAGAAAAATTAGCAATGAATTTTTAAATCAAGGGCATCTGAGTTTTTTCTGTAATTTCTATATTTTCTTTAATAATTTTAGATAGTATCTCTCTATCTTCAAATGAGTACAAGTAGAGTAGATCATTAATAGTAACCCCACCGCGCATATACCAACTGGTTCTAAACATATTTTCTTTGAGATTTTTTGCGCCTATATCGAAACTGACTAGATATGCTTCTATATCAGAGTTAGGCATTTCGATTAGGCGCCGACGAAAAAATTTGATTGATCCATTTGAATTGCCACTGCACTTTCGTGCTCACATGCTTCGCATTTAACATCCATCTCGGGCACCCGCCATGTCTGATTGTTTTTTTCTATCTGTAATTTAATAGCATCAAACATACTTTTTTCTGAGTTGATAATCCATTCTGTAATGTATTCTCTCTCGTTGACTACTCCTGCAGGCGCTTGTACACTTTCAATACTTTCAATATAAGATTCATTTTGTATCACAGCTAACTTTTCATAGAGCTCTGCAATCATTTTATTTTTAGCATCCTCATCTTCAAGGTCTAAAATTTGACGCAGTTGACGTTGTAGCTCAAAGTTTTTTATATTAAACTCAGTCATTTTTTTGTAGTCTAGCGGACGAATAAAAATAGTTAGATCATCTATGATTATCTTATTATCATATTTGCAACCATTAAAATGATTGACTAAGTTCATTAAATCTACATTGTAATCATTATCACTTCCACAATTTGGACAAATATGTCCAACACTCATACTAGTACCATAGGTAGCAATGCGTATTGCCACTAGGAGTTGATCTAGATCTAAGTTACAAATTTCCCATGCATTCTTAATGTTTGGCACACAACTTTGTATTACACGTACAGTGGCTTCACCGTTCATAAGAGCATCGGGAGTTTTTAATAACAGCTCATCCATGCCAGTCATAGACATAATAGGTATTTCTGCCGTGGCATTATCCACTGCATCTCCGCTGTAGTATACACCTTGACTGGGCAGTCGTATATAGATTTTTGGCTGGCGGAAATATTTTTGTAGCGGGTTGTTCATGTTTTTACCTTGGATAAATATATTAAATGTATTTATATACCCACTTATTTGGTAAAAAATTATGACAATAACTAAACAAGAAATGGAAGACGTCCTACGGGACGCTGCCAAACGAGGTTACTTTCAAGGCGGCGGACCATCATCGAGTAGTCCTTCCTCACCTAGCAGTAATCCTAGTAATCCTGCAGACAACCCTGCCTTCACTCAACTGGGCAAGGTTCTTACAGCTGCCGGAGTTGAGATATACGACGGATTTAAAAAAGTCTCTGATCAAAGTTATACCATGGCTGATGCCAGTAAAAGTGTATCAACTATATTCAACACAATGGGCGGTCCCCTTGGTGCATCAGCCGCAGCAGTCATAGGTGATCTTGGAACTTACGGTCAACAAACAGTAGATAAATGGAGAGAAGTCAGCAAGTTTGGTGCTAGCTTTGGCAATGATGCTATAGGATTTAGAGCAGGTGCTGCACAGACTCGTATGAGTTTTGAGGAATACACAAACTTTTTATCTAAGAATAAAGAAAGTTTAATAGGACTTGGCGGTTCAGTAACTGAAAGTGCAAGATCATTTAACAAGTTCTCAAAAGATTTCATGGATACCGATACAGCAGATAAGATGCGATCTATGGGCTATACCACTGAAGAACTTAATAATGTTCTAGCAGGCACTATGGCTTCACAGAGATTGGTAAATCTTAATGACGAGAAATCAAAAAAAATAGCCATGCAGTCTGCAGAAGATCTAGCAACACAGATGGATGCTGTGGCTAAGATAACTGGCAAAAGTAGACAAGAACAAGAAGATGCAATGAAGACCAGAGCCACTGATGCACAGTAT